GGGCCATATCTCAGCGAAGTAATCATAGTGTTGAGAATCAACCTTTTGGCCACCCACGTATAAATCAAGTGTAGAATTGTGAAACAAATTAGATGCTATATTGGCATTACTCGTATCACTTGATTCAAACCAAAGTCCGTTGATAACATCTCCTAAAACGGGAATCGTAATTGAGGTGTCATTCGAGTGAACAGTTTTAATAAACTTTGGAGCTTGAGAAAAGTTTGTGTGCCTTGTAAATTTCATACGAAAGAATGAATGTCCCTCGTCACTCGTAAGATACACATCTTGAACCCCTTTAGAGACTAGTTGTATTAATGCACCCGACATTTAATAGAGGGTCAGATTATAAAAACAGACACTTTCCCTGAGGGAATTCGTTCTTAATCTCTCCAACATGATTTCCATGTATTTTGAAACCACCTTGACGATATACTTTCATTCGTTTGTAATACATAGCTGTGAAGACTGACCATGGATCATGAACATCATAAATATGTGGTTCATTCTTCTTTCCCTTCGTTTCTCGCATAATTCGTCCAATACTCTGTGTAATATCAGATTTAGGACTCGCTAAAATAACAGTATCGAGTGTTGGGATGTCAAGACCTTCGTGAGCCTGACTGAAGGTTGCAAAAATAATCTTCTTCTTTGAAGATTCTAAAAGTTGGGCTTCTTTCATACCACCCATATAGAGTCCAGACGTCTTTGGAAAGCACTGGTGGAGAAATTCACAATGAAAACGACGATCACTGAGAACGAGTAGTTGTCTACTACCACTCGAAGCTTTTTTCACCAATTCCACTAACATCCTATTTCTGTTGCGATCTTCGACGAGTTCTGTGATCATATTTGGCATTGAAATCTTTCCGTTTCGCATAGATGGTGGTGGGTTTCTATAATTTGGAGAATCAAACGTAACTGGGAATACTTCCACCTGTTCCTGGTTTTTTCGTTCCACCGCGAAAAAGGTGGGTCCCATGAACCAGTGAAGAACCTTTGTGAGACCATCTTTTCGTTCGGGCGTCGCCGAAAGACCGTAAATATGACGAGGACATACTTTAAACAGAGACTGACTGAAAACCTTGGCACATATATGATGTGCCTCGTCTACTATGACAGTTCCTATACTTTCAAAATCTGAAAATGAATACTCTTTCAATGAAAGGGACTGAAGCATGGCGATGACAAAATCACACTCAACTTCTTTTTTATTTTGTTGTACGACACCGATTGTAGCACCTGGACAAAACTGCTTAATACGTTCTCGCCATTGGTCCGCTAGAAACTGTTTATGTACAATAATCATAGTGCGATACCCAAGTTTAGAAGCTATGGCCAGGGATACCGTCGTTTTGCCATAGCCACATGGTAAAGAAAGGACGCCATGCCCTGCTTTAATAGCTGCTCCGAATGCCTCGTTTTGGTGTGTGGCGTCACGAAGTTGTCCTGAAAATCGGGTAGTAATTTTAGTTGGTTCTGGTCGTTTGTCGAGTGTAGGCTCCCCAAGTTTAGAGGTTCCATAGAATCTGGGAACGCAGATTCCATTCTTAGCTGGTTTGAAAACTTTGAAAGGTGGTGGAGGAAATCCAAAATCACCATTTACGATGGGTCTTACCGTTAATTCTTTTTTAATTTCTTGGATTGGACCCGAATCTATCAGGTATCCGGTCCTAGTGAGAACTGTCATGAATTACTTAGTTAAAGGTGATAAACTTTAATTGAGTAAAATGCCTACTGTAGATATTGATGAAAATATTAAACAAGTTCAAATGAACATCGAACAGTTAACCCAAGAGGTTTTTCGTCTCCAGGGTGTACTTAACACGTTTATGAATTTTAAGAAAGGTGGTCTTAAAACCATCGATCTCCCCAATGATCCCGATGCCACTCAAGAAGTAAAAGAGCTGGAGAGTATCCAAGAAAACCCCGAGTGATTACCAACATTCCATACACCCTTGAAGTCTATTTCAACTTCAACTTCGTCACCCCTCATTAGAGACTGAATAGGACGTCCCCTCACGTCACACATCACTCTCCTATATCGGAATGGTACCTTGACTGTTAGAATATTTCCATCGATTGGATTATCTATATTTTCATTCATGAGTAATTTCCATTTATTTATATGCATTCGTTCTATAATTTCCGATACTTTTGCTGGAATTATATAACGGATATACTTTTTATCATTGAAATCAAACATGGGTTCATGAATTGTAGCGACAAACTTCATCGATTTCTGTTACGGTATACTAAAACTAAAACTATAAGTAAAACTAAAATAAGTAGTAAAACTTGTGTAAGAAGTAGAGGTTTGAGTGGTCGTCGTGTACCAAAACACCTGTTACTCAAGAGTCGTGACACTTCGACACCGGCTTCAATACTCGAGTATGGAGTTTCACGAGGAGACATCATACCACACATCGCAACTTTAGGGCATTTACCAAAGAATGGAAGTTGTCCATGAAGACTGAGAACACCAGATGATTGTGAAAATGACCACTTCTTTTCTTCCATCCCCCAATCAGCCCCCCAACCGATTCGTATATCGAGAGGTTCTGGTAAGCCGAGTTGTTTTAGGACTTCATATTTTATAACATCTGGGTTGGAACCTAATACTTCTTCGTTAAGGTCACATATGACACATGAAATTGTATTGGTACCGTATAAGACCTTGGGTTGTAAATTCCATCGAGTTTCAGTTGCTATTTCGAGGTCTGTTTTTAATTCGACTGGTTCATCGTAATCTAATAGTACGTTGATAGCTCCATATGTACTTCCTTGAACCTTCTTGAGTGCATCCGGTCCCCAGTTATCACCCAAAAAATTCAAGGCTGGGCTATTATCGAGACACAAAAAGAGCATTCCATCATCTATAATCTTTTCGTCTGTGAATGTTGCTACGAATGCGTCTTCACCGTATTCAACATCTTTTAATTCCACACCGAATACAAAATTTGCACCGGCGTCCATAAGAGCCTGTTCCATCGCGTCACACATCACTTTACCTGATACTTTCTGTGTGTACATTTGCGAAAGTGTGGTGTGGTCTAAATTTTTTACAAACTCGTACGCTGTCATGACATCCCATGTAACCCCATCCATTATCAATGGAAAATGTTCGATATATTTTTGACCCTTTTCACTTAAAGGTCCTACAGCTTCTTTCAGAGATATACCTTTATACTTTTCTGGGTGTATGAGTACTCGAGAAAAAAGAGAAATCAAAATCCCATAATCTTTTACACTTAAGGATTTTAAAGCAAAGTTTAAATGTTTTTTCTTTTCAACTGGTTGGAATATTTCATTCCAGTCGATATTCATTTCAGAAAATAATGATTGTGTGTTGATGAACGCCTTATCGAAAACGATTCTATGTGCGTGAAGATCCCTAATTTTTATGTCAGGCTCCCACCAAGACCCTCCGGCTGAAATTTTCCTATCGTAAATGGTCACATCATGGTCTCCCGACCTGATTATTTCCCATGCGAGGGACATTCCTGTTGGACCGGCCCCTATGATATGAATCTTCATTCTATATTTAGCTTATAGAAAAAATCCTAAGGTTAATGTAGGACATGTTGAGTTTAGCCAATATAAAAGTGCCACCTGTCAAGTTGGCGCCAAATCAAAAGGTAAAAACATGGAAATTCGCAGCTAAATATTTATGGAAAGAGCGTTTTACTGAGGATAAGGCTGAACTCGGTCGATGGACTAGAGATGAACTCTTAGACCTTGGTCCGACATTTGTAAAATTAGGACAGATAGCGTCCACACGAGGAGACCTCTATCCACCAGAATTTACCAAAGAACTCGAATCTCTCCAAGATAATGTACCACCGTTTGATTTTAATCTTGTAAAAGATGTTGTAAATAGAGATATATTCAAAGATTTTGATGAAATTCCATTCAAATCGGCTAGTATTGGACAGGTACACAAAGCCACCCTTCAAAATGGTAAGAAGGTTGTTGTAAAATTAAAAAGACCTGGAATCCTAGACATTATGAAATCTGATACAAACAATGTTAAGAAGATATTGGACTTTATTCAGTCAATAGGTGTTGACACTGGTTCTAGTTCTAACTTTGTTCTCAATGATTCTATTGAGTATCTTCTTGGAGAGGCTGATTACAGACAAGAAGTTGAAAATGCGATTAAGTTTAAAAGGAGTTTGAAAGGGATTGATTGGATAAAAGTCCCTTATGTGTATAAAAAGTATTGTACCGATGATATGATTGTAATGGAGTATGTAGAGGCTGATAAGATTACAGAGATCAAAAATAAGAGAATCAATAGGAAGAAGGTGTGTGA